CTCGCGCGTGAATTAGACACAGACGTACTCGAAGCAATAACAAAACTACATAATATTGCCGATACCGCCGCAGAGGGCCGGCGCCGGTATTATACCGAAGAAGTCGAACTTGAAGAAGAAAAAGAAGAGTTTCTTCAAGATATAAAATCTACGGGCGAATGGACTGATTATACTATTGGAGAGTTAGAAAAGAAAAAGGCAACTTTGATGAAAAAGAAAAAAAGAACTGCTGATGAAGTTAAGACAGTTCGACAACTTAATTTTGCCATTAACGCCAAACAGGGCGATTACGAGAAGAAGTAACAATTTATGAAAATCACAAAATCCCAACTTAAGCAGCTAATCAAAGAAGAAATCGAAGTCAACGACGAGTTGATTGATGCTATTGAAAATCTGTCCGACAAGATTGACGGTTTAGACGTCAGCATTGACTTCTTGGCCGCGGCATTTGTTGGCGGCGATCCGCGATCGATTGGACAGGCACAGAAGCAAATTGGTCGTGCGTATAGTCCTCCACCCAAGAAGTACAGCAAAGTGATTGACGAGGATTTGATGAAGATTGTGAGAGAAGAACTTGAAGTCGTTTTAACCAACGAAGAGGCTGCTGATATGTTTGGTGAAGAGATTCTTGAGCAGCTGGAAGAAGAGGTTGTTAGCGAGGCCGGTGGAGTTGTTGGCAACTTTGGTGGTCTTGCCGGCGGCCTAGGCGCCTCTGCGGGCCGCGGCGGCGATGAGCCCGATAGCCCCGATCAGTCAGTATATGGACCAGAGCAAACTGCAGAAGATAACTTTGTTGGGATTCTTAACGATCTTGGCCATATGTTAGATGAGTGGGAGAAAAAAGAATATCCGTCCGACGAGATGAGATATAAGAGCTATTTCGAAGATTTACAGATTTTATTGGAGCAATATGATCCTTGCGCTCATCGTGGGCAGAAATGTGACGAAGCTCACCCGGGTCAGAGTCATGAGGAATGTATTGAAGTTACGATTAATAATGCCTTGTATGAGGTATATTCTAAGAGACAGCGCGGATGGGCTTGCGCACAAGAGCGTCAGCCGGCAAAAGAGAGAAAGAAGGGGCTGTCAAAGAAAGAGGCCAGCGAAATGTGTCGCGGGCCAATGAAAAAGAAAAAGAGAGGTAAAAAGTGATGAAACAATCGAAAGCATTTATAGACAGTTGGCTGTCGAAACTCACATCCCGAAAGTTATTGGTGTGGGGCACAGCCACAGGGCTTGCATTTACAGGACATGTTAGCAGTGATGATTGGGTTATTATTTCCGCGATCTATATTGGGGGTCAAACAGTAATTGATTCTATCGCTAGATTGCGGGGACATAATGACTAGCGAAGTAGTACTTCGATTCGCTCGATTCGCGTTAAAGCACTGGAAAGAGATTTTGTTGGGCGCCCTGGTTGTGCTTGTCATTGGAAAGTTTCGGTATGATTATAAGCAGATAGAAGCGGCGTATGAGGTATCTCAAGAATCGCTCGAAATGCAAATAGAGGGATTGAAGAGTACTCATCAAAAAGAGATTGAACGCAGAGAAGAAGCTTTATCTGATTACAAAGATAAATTGGCGGAATTAGAAAGAGTATTTTTAGAATCACAGCTTGAGCTTGAGCGACAGAGAGGAGACAATCGGCGTCAGCATGTAGAAGATTTTTCCGGAAATAGGGAAAAGCTAATTGAAGATATTAAAGACGTTTACGGATTCACATATGTTCCTTAATATGCTATTACTGTTTAGTATTGAGGCGCATGCAGAAGATGCCGGCCAGTTCACTATTTTGGGGGAAAACGAAGAAGCGCCTTTCGAGGGCGTTCTGTTCGATCCTATTGCAACCGCTGAAATCCTCACGGCCAAAAACTTTGCAACCGTCGAATGTGATTTGAGATTAAAACACGAAATGGAAAAAAAGGAAGCTGAATTCGAATTAGAGAGAACAAACCTTAATATCAAATATGATGCTTTACTTGAAGAACATAATTTAACGATCGAACAGAAAGATATGGAAATCGCCCAATTGCAAGAATCTTTACTAAAACAAGCGCCGCGCAATAATTGGTGGTGGGCCGCCGGCGGTCTTGTTGTGGGAGTTGCTGTAACGTATGGAGCTTATAGGGAATTCCATGAGCACTAAAAAATTAGATGAGATTGCGGCCATCGAGAAAGCCATTGCAGAGAAATATGGTAAGGAAGCAGTACAAAATCCTAGATCGAATTGGGATGAAGAAAAGGAGAAGGAATATCTTTTCCAGATGAAAGAAATGTATTCCAAGATGCGAACCAATGAGGGCTTGACAGAGAAAATCGACATTAATGGTATTAAGGTTTCAAAAAAACTACTTAATAGAGAGTCTTTAAGGAGTTGCCCGGTCTGTGGTTCTTTCCCTAGAAGATCTATGGATGATGTTTGTCTGATAAAATTTGACTGCTGCAATAAATGCTATGTTAAATATGTCGAAAATAGAGAAGAAAGATGGCTAAAAGGTTGGCGGCCCAATAATTAAAAGAAAGAGGAATTTACAAATGGCAACAGTTTATGAAATCGTTAAAGGTCTGTCCCAAGCAGCCGCAAACGCATATGATGGCGCTTTGGGCGAAGATTATGAGCCGATAAGCACCGCCGCCCTTCGCAGAGAAGAGGGAAATATGCTCATTGATCAGCGTGTGATGGATGGCTTTAACGTACGTTTTTATGGCAATAGAATGATTCTCTCGTATCAATCTGAAATTCAGCTTAAGGAAGTTTATGCTTCCGGCTTCGAAACTGAGATGGAGCAGAGGATTGCTGACATCTCTAAATGGCTAAAAAAGGAATACAAGCGCATTACCGGTGACGCTGTGACGCTTACCAAGGACGGCGAGATTGATGTGCGCGTTGAAAACGCATCACGCGTTCGCAGTTGGGTTGTGGCTAAGATGCATTATAAGGTTGGCGGCCTCGATGATGCGATGCAGGTTGAAGCGCCTTCGAGGGAACGCTTGGAAGCAGGTTGGAAGACATTCCTTGAACAAGGCGGCTGGAATGGCAAAGGCGGCAAGCGCCCCGACAATGACGACCGCAAGAAAGATAAAGGACCGCAATCATGAAAAGAAAGAATACAAGGCGATTTGATCCTCGTTACTTTATGGAGGAGAAGACCGAAGTTAATAAGGAAATTGCCGGCGTAACGCAAGGTCAAGTCGTAAACCCAGCCGACCTAGAAACGATGTTACCGGGCCCAGGAGCTTCTCTCCTCCAACAACTCCGCGCCGCGCTCACGCAGGCGGGCTACACCGGCAACGTGCTTAAAGAACTTCTCGATCTCGCCGCCGCGGCCGCCGGCGCGGCGGGCACGACGAACTTGCAGTTAAAAATCTACAAGGCGCTCATTGCACACTATACCGCAAAAGCTAGATCTAAATAGAATGCATAAATTTTCAATTAGATAAAACCACTAACAAAAATGAATGACTTTTCAATTAGACAAGAAACAAAGAGTAAGGGAAATATTAAAGTGCGGTAAGGATCCAGCTTACTTCTTGAAGACGTATGCCCGTATATCACACCCGATGCACGGGCTTATTCTTTTTAATACTTATGATTTCCAAGATGAGTTACTCACAGATTTCAATGACTATCGTTTTAATGTAATCCTCAAAGCTCGCCAGCTTGGTATCTCTACGATTACCGCCGGCTATATTGTTTGGATGATGCTTTTTCATCGCGACAAGGCTGTGCTTGTTATGGCAACCAAGTTTGCTACTGCTGGAAACTTAGTTGGAAAGGTTAAGAAGATTATGAAAAACCTTCCTGACTGGATCCGTATCGCAAGTATTGATATTGATAACAGAACTTCTTTTATTCTTTCCAACGGCTCTTCGATTAAAGCCGCCTCTACTTCCGGCGATGCTGGTCGTTCGGAGGCACTGTCGCTTTTGGTTCTGGATGAGGCCGCACACATCGAAGGTTTAGATGAATTGTGGACTGGACTATATCCAACACTATCAACCGGTGGTCGCTGTATCGCGCTTTCTACTCCTAATGGGGTGGGAAATTGGTTTCATAAGGCATGCGCAGATGCCGAAGCGGGAGCAAATAACTTTAATTTAACCACTTTGATGTGGGATGTACACCCAGATCGCGATAAAGAATGGTATAAGAAAGAAACTAGGAACATGTCTAAGCGTCAAATCGCCCAGGAGTTAGAATGCAATTTCAATACATCCGGAGAAACTGTAATTGATGGAGATGATATGCGTTGGCTTCTGTCTTGTGTTAAAGAGCCCAAATATCGCACCGGTTTCGACCGCAACTTCTGGATTTGGGAAGAATATGATCCCAGTTGCACTTATTTAATGGTGGCGGATGTTGCTCGCGGCGACGGCCAGGACTTTTCTACATTTCATATCATCAAACTAGAGACTTTGGAATGCGTTGGAGAATATCAAGGAAAGCCAAGCCCCGATATGTTTGCCAATATACTGAATCAAACCGGTCGAGAGTTTGGCGGTTGCATGTTGGTGGTCGAAAACAACAATATTGGCTACACAGTTCTTGATAAACTGATAGAATATGCATATCCTAATTTATATTTTTCGGTTAAGTCAACACATGAATATATTGAGCAGCGTCAAGCTGAAATTGGAACATCTTCAGTCCCAGGCTTTTCTACGAGCATGAAGACTCGTCCCCTTATAATCGCGAAATTGGAAGAGTTTATAAGAAACAAACTAATTAAATTATATTCAACTCGTACCGTTAATGAAATGAAAACTTTTATTTGGAAAAATGGAAAACCACAAGCAATGAGGGGTTACCATGACGATTTGGTCATGGCCCTGGCAATTGCATGTTGGGTACGCGACACGGCGCTTCAAGCAAATGCGCGAGATTTGAACTATCAGAAAGCTTTTGCAGATTCAATTATTACTTCGACAACAACGATCAGCACTCAGATCAAAGGACAGCATGGCTATCGACAGGATAATATTCTTGATCAAAAAGGCGAAGCGGAAAAAATGTACGAACAATTTAAATGGATTATAAAGTGAGAAAATAAATGCCCCCCAATAGACGAAACGGAAAGAACCCAGCGAACAGCCAGTCACAGCTTTATAAGGCGCTGACTCGGTTGTTTTCCGGTCCCATCATCAATTACAGATCACAATCCGGTCGGAGAATTAGAAGACAACATTTAGACAAGTTTGCTTCTAGGTTTAAATCAGCGTCGGGACAACAGTTTAAGAAGTCTCTTTATAATCCGCTAGATGTAATAGCCACAGATGCAATTTCAAATCAGCGCAGAACTGAACGATATGTCGATTTTGATCAGATGGAGTATACTCCGGAGATTGCTTCTACATTAGATATCTATGCCGACGAGATGACTACTCATTCGGATCTTCGTCCGATGCTAAACGTAAGATGCTCCAACGAGGAGATTAAAGCAGTTCTCACAATTTTGTTTGATCAGGTTCTGAACGTTCAGTATAACTTATTTGGATGGGGGCGAACCATGTGTAAGTATGGAGATTTCTTTCTGTATTTGGATATTGATGACAAGTACGGCGTAAAGTCTGTCATCGCAATCCCCCCACAGGAGATTGAAAGACTTGAAGGAAAAGATTCCACAAACCCCAATTATGTTCAATATCAATGGAATTCTGCCGGAATGACATTCGAGAATTGGCAGTTGTGCCATTTCCGTGTTTTGGGCAATGACAAGTATGCGCCCTATGGAACTTCCATTTTGGAGCCCGCACGACGCATTTGGCGCCAACTCACATTGATGGAAGATGCAATGATGGCTTACCGTGTTGTTCGTTCTTCGGAGCGCCGGGTGTTTAAGATTGACGTCGGCGCGATTCCGCCGCAAGATGTCGAGCAATACATGCAGAAGGTTGTGACGCAACTCAAGCGGCATTCTGTAGTTGATCCATCAACTGGCCGTGTAGACCTACGCTATAATCCAATGAGCATCGAAGAGGATTATTTTATTCCCGTTCGCGCTGGATCTGTTACGGATATTCAATCGTTAGTCGGAGCCCAAAATATCACAGCTATTGATGATATTAAATATCTTCGCGATAAGCTATTCTCGGCTCTTAAGATTCCTGCCGCATATCTTTCTATGGGAGAAGAAGCCGCAGAAGACAAGACAACTCTCGCGCAGAAAGACATTCGGTTCGCGAGAACAGTACAAAGACTTCAGCGCGTTATCATCGCAGAGCTTACAAAGATCGGCATTATTCATCTTTATACGCTTGGCTTTAGAGGTGATGATTTGTTGAGCTTTAGTTTAGCTCTCAATAATCCGTCGAAGATCGCCGAGCTTCAAGAGTTAGAACATTGGAAGCAGAAGTTTGATATTGCTGCGTCCGCAACCGAAGGCTATTTCTCGCGTCGTTGGGTTACTGAGAACGTCTTTGGAATGTCTCACGAAGAATTCCAGCGCAATCAGCGCGAAATGTATTATGACCGCAAACATGATGCAGCCCTTCAGGCCGTAGCGGAAGCTGCAGCGGCTATGGGCGCCGGCGCCGCATTGGGTGGTGGAGAACTCGGTGGAGAACTCGGTGGAGAACTTGGTGGAGAACTTGGTGGAGGACCGCTGGAAATACCGGCAGAAGAAGCCGGCGGCGAAGCGGCTGCTGCTTTGGGAGGCGAAGCGGCACCCGAAGCCGGCGCCGAAGGAGAGTCTTCTCTTTTAGCGGTGCCCCCTGGTAGTCGCGATATGCGCAAGTACCGAAAGGGAACATATCTGGCCAAGAATGGTCGAAATG